GGCTCAACAAAAACGTAAGCAGTTCGTGACCCCATCTGGTGTCGCAATCTACCCGTGGCTCAACACACCGGACACTAAGTTTGTACCGGAAGGTGAGTTTAAAGTTAACCTACGTCTGTCTGCAGAGGAAGCAGAACAGTTAATCAATCAGCTGGGTCAGGAGTTGGATAACTTCGCAGCTGAAGCGATTAAGAAAGACCCTAAGATTAAACAGTTTGATAAGCGTATGCCTTTCGAAGAAGAGATAGATGATAACGGTGACCTCACCGGCAGCTACATCTTCCGGTTCAAACAGAAAGCAAAGATAAACACCAAGTCAGGAGACACCTTTGACATGAAGGTTGCTCTGTTTGATGCCAAGCGTACACCTACCACTGTGAAGGTGGGTGGGGGAAGTACATTGAAGGTCGCCTTTACTGCGTGGCCTTACGCAATGGCATCCTCTAGGTCTATCGGTCTGACCCTTCGTCCATCAGCTGTTCAAATCTTACAGCTTGTTGAACTCAGCGGCGGTGATGATGCCAATATGTTCGATGATGAAGATGGCTTTGAAGCTGACGCAAGTGCAGCAGCCTTTAGCGATACTTCTACTGCAACTGATGAAGACCAACTGGACTTCTAAGTTAGGCGGTGGTTCGTTAACTGCAGCTGATTTCTCAGAGACAAGACGCAGAGCCATAGCAAATGGTTGGCGGTCAGGGCTTGAAGAAAGCCTTGCCGCTGACCTTAATGCCAGAGGCATTGACTATGAGTACGAACAGCACGTTCTGTCTTTCACTATCCCAGCACGGGTAGCTAAATACACCCCCGACTTTTACCTAACAACGAGAACGGGAAAACTTATTATCGTTGAAACCAAAGGACGGTTCACGACTGAGAATAGACAACGGATGATACTGGTTAAGGCTGAACACCCTGACCTAGATATCCGCTTAGTCTTCTCAAATTCTAGAACCAAAATTTCAAAACAATCAAAGACAACCTACGGCATGTGGTGTGAGAAGCACGGCTTCCCCTACGCCTCAAAGGTTGTTCCAGAGGAATGGCTTAATGAGTAATATTACACACCTCATAGTCCACTGTTCTTACACCCCACCTCAGATGGATATCGGCGCTTCAGATATAGACCGCTGGCATCGTGAACGTGGGTGGTTAGGATGTGGCTATCACTTTGTCATCAAGCGTGATGGCACTGTCGAAGATGGTCGCCCGTTAGAAAAGACTGGCGCTCATGTTCGCGGAATGAATTCTAAATCCAAGGGCATCTGTTTGGTAGGCGGCATGAACCGCGCCAAGTCTGGCGCTGAAGTTAACTACACCGACAAACAGATGGAAGCGTTGCGCAAACTTATAGACGATCTGCGTGATGAACATTTCCCAGATGCCAAGGTCGCTGGTCATGTGGACTTTGATAGCCATAAGACCTGTCCAAACTTCGACGCTGCCCACTGGTACGAAACCGGTGAGGTTAAGTCTAACGTTTCATAGGTTGCACTATAACTGCAGCAACTTCAGGTCACCTTCGGGTGGCCTTTTTTTGTGAAAGGAAATCCCATGTGGATGTCTATCGCGCTGTACTTACTTGGCGCACTCGTTCTCGCAGACTTCATCTATGAAGATGAGGAACTGGAGACAATCGACTGGGTACTTACCAGTCTCATCTGGCCTATCACGGCACTTAACATTTTGTACTGCCGTATCCGTGACGGGCTTTTCCCAAACGACCCTGACAACTAGGAAAGGATTGCTTATGACACAAGCATCAATCGTTAAAACTCACCTCGCATCTTACGGTTCTATCACTCCATTAGAGGCGCAGTCCAACTATAACATCTGGCGGCTTGCCGCTGTTGTTAACAAGCTGAAGAACGCTGGCTTGGACATTCGTACTCAGATGAAAACAGCACCATCAGGAGCGAAGTATGCAGAGTATAGCCTCACCTGAAGAGGCTACCTTTTTAAGACATGAACCATGCCCGTCCTGTGGGTCTTCCGATGCGTTGGGGGTCTACAGTGACGGGCATACTTTTTGTTTCAGCTGTCAAAAGCACACAAGCGGTGAACCTGACAGCGATGTGAAGGTAGACCGTACCATGAACACCAATAACCTTGCCCCTCATGGGGAGTACCGTGACCTAACTAAGCGTGGGATACGGGAAGATACTTGTCGTAAGTTTGGTTATTCAATCAGTGCTTACAATGGCAAGCCATGTCACGTTGCATCATACCGTGATGCCAATAACCAAGTCGTAGCACAGAAGCTGCGCTTTGCTGATAAGCAGTTTAAGTTTATCGGTGACACAAAGGAAGCCAAGTTATTTGGTGAGCATCTATGGAAAGCTGGCGGTCGTATGCTGGTTTTATGCGAAGGCGAAGTAGACACGCTTTCCATGAGCCAGTGCCAGAACAATAATTTTCCAGTATGCGGTGTACCTACCGGAGCAGCTGGCGCGAAGAGAGCAATCCAAAAGTCACTCGACTTTGTGGAGTCCTTCGACCGTGTCATCATCATGATGGATATGGATGAAGCCGGTCAGTCTGCAGCCTTGCAGATTGCCCAGCTGCTCACACCTTCGAAAGCACATATAGCCCACCTTCCCTTGAAGGATGTCAACGAGATGGTTCTTGCTAACCGGAGCAAGGAAGTTATCTCAGCTATGTGGGAAGCGAAGGTCTACCGTCCCGATGGTATCGTTGCCGGTACTGAACTATGGGACACAGTATCAGATGACACTGAGATACCATCCATCCCCTATCCGTATGAAGGGCTGAACACCAAGACCCATGGCCTACGCCGTGGCGAACTGGTTACCCTGACTGCAGGTAGTGGCGTTGGGAAGTCTCAGGTCTGCCGCGAGATTGCATACCACCTCATCAACCAAGGTGAATCCCTTGGGTACATTGCTCTTGAAGAGAACACCAAGCGTAGTGCTTTAGGATTGATGGGGCTTGCCCTCGACAAACCACTTCACCTGTCAAAGGACGGGGTAACTGAGGGTGACTTGCGTACTGCCTTTGACCTTACTGTCGGTAACGGCAAGGTCTTTCTGTATGACCACTTTGGTTCTCTTGCTACTGACAACCTGCTTGCCCGTGTTCGTTATCTAGCCAAGTCATGTGACGTAGGCTGGGTGATACTAGACCACTTATCAATCGTCGTTAGCGGCGTTGATGACGGAGATGAACGCAAGGCAATCGATGTCATAATGACTAAGCTACGCAGCTTGTGTGAAGAGACAGGCATAGGTCTTATCCTTGTGTCTCACCTTCGTCGCCCATCAGGTGACAAGGGGTGGGAAGAGGGCTTGCAGACCAGCCTTAATTCTTTACGAGGTTCAGCTGCTATCGCTCAGTTGTCTGATATGTGTATCGGCATTGAGCGTAACCAACAGGGTGACAACCCTAACATCTCAACAGTTCGCATCCTTAAGAACCGGTTCTCCGGTGAGACAGGGGTGGGCTGCTATCTCCACTACAACAAAGACACTGGTCGTATGATTGAAGTCGATGACCCTGAAGTCTTCAAGGATGAAAGTCCTGACAAGGAAGACTTCTAATCAGCTAGTCGAAAGGGACAGCAATGAACTTATTATTTGATATTGAAACTGATGGACTAGACGCAACTGTCTGTCACTCGTTGGTTATAATCAACGCTGACAACGGTGTGGTCTATTCTTGTGCCGACCAAGAAGGTTACATAACAGTTGCCCTTGGCCTTACCATGCTTGAACAGGCTGACCGCCTGATTGGGCATAACATCATGGGCTATGACTTACCTGTCCTTGAGAAGCTATACGGTTTTAAGTTCGACGGTGAGATACATGACACGCTGCTTATGTCTAGGCTGGTGTGGGCTGACCTGAAAGACAATGACTTCAGGTACGTTAAGAAGAACCCTGACTACCCTAAAAATCTAATCGGTTCTCATGGCCTTAAGGCTTGGGGTCACCGGCTAGGTAACTACAAGGGTGACTTCGAATACTCTGCAGAGCGGTTTGCTAACTGGAGCGTAGAGATGCAAGAGTATTGCGAACAGGACTGTGACTTGAACCTAGAGTTCTACAAGTTCATCATGTCCAAGAACCCATCACCTGAAAGCATTAAGCTAGAGCATGACTTCGCTGCCATCATCAAGATGCAAGAAGTGCAAGGCTTTAACTTCGATGTCGATGGTGCAAACAAACTCCTATCCAAGTTGCAAGTGCGTCAAGCTGAACTGGAAGGTGAACTTCAAACAGCCTTTCCCCCGTGGGAAATCAGAGAACCCTTTATACCCAAGGTTAACAACAAGACCCGTGGGTACGT